GCTAAAAACTTTTTAAGTAAATCATAATGTCGTGGACTTTATTTAAAGTTAATGTATTGAGAGCTATGGCATCTTTTAGTTTTGCAAAAGATCCAGATGGGTTTGCAGATTTTTATGCAAAAGAATACGATGCTGCGATTAAAAGGGGTGGCGATATGTTGTATGGTGTTCCTGTTATAAATGGAAATGTAGCAGGTATGGCCGATGCGATAAAGAGAGCGTTTAAAAAAGGACAAGATAGTGATGGTGAAAACTTCAATTTATTGCAAGAAATATACCCATCAGCTTTTGATGCATATTGGTTGGGAGCAAGTATGGCACCGATTCCAAACCCACTTTTAAAACCAGCAGGTTGGCAATCCACTCCACCTGCACCTGGAGCAATTATGAATATAGGTCCTAATCCAATCGCACTCGCAGCATCTGCGGCCTTAAACAAAGCTGAGGTTGAAGCAACAAAGGCATTAGAAGACCAATTAAAAAAACAAACAATAAATATTCCTGGTTTGGGAGAACTAAATGTATATGATACTATTCAAAAAATAATAAAAAAAGAACCGATAGATAGTAAAATTAAAAACCATCCAGCTATAAAAGCAGGACGAAGTGTTGTTGAAAAAGCAAAGCAAGCAAAAAAGAAAAAACCATCAATAGGTTCACAGATGAAAAAATCTATAAAAATTCCTTTTCCAAAATTACCAAACAGAAAAGAAATTATAGAAAAAGCAAAAGAAAAATTATTAGAAGTTGCAATCAAACAACTCCAAGAACAATTAATTCCACCAATTCAAGAAACAATTTTAGCACCAATTACAGCCGCTGTTGCAACAGCAGTAGCAGTTGCAAATTCAATACCAAATCCAAAACCAACGCCAGAACAAATTAAAAAGTTTGTAAAAGATACAGCGAATGGATTGGTACCTGATATTCAATTACCAGGTGTAAGTATTCCAAAAATACCAACAAAGGAAGAATTAAAAAAAATGGTTGAGGAAAAAATTCCAACAAAGGAAGAATTGGAAGCACTGGCATATGATTTGATAAAGGATAAAATACCACAAATACCAAACATATGGTTTATTCCACCTACATTGGTTTTTAATTTTCAAAGTAATATGTTAATAAATCCCTTTGTTAATATGGCAAAAACACATCTAATGAGTACAGGAGGGACTATGACAGTGATGGCCCAATATCCACCACCAGCTCCACCCGCTCCTGCAATTATAAGTTGGAACGCATATAAAGTATCTAATTAAATTTACCTTTTCAATATTTATTTAAAACAATTATTATGGATTCGAAATTATTAGTCGGATTAATCAAAGAAGTTGTCAAAAACGAAGTTAAGCAACAAGTCAAAGAAGAATTGGCAAAATTGATTAAATCTGGTGTAGTTACATTGAACAAAGAAAGAAAGCAAACATCTTTAATACAAATGACAGAAGTTGCTTCTAAACCGATTAAAAAACAACAACCAATTCAACAACCTGTAAAGCAATTTACAAATAATCCATTGTTGAATGAAGTTTTAAATCAAACTCAACCATTTACATCCGCACAAAGAGCGGAAGGTGGTATAATGGATGAGAGTTCTGTATTGGATATGATACAACCTGAACGATATGAAGAAGATGGTTGGGATACTATGGATTATAGAATGAATCAGGCACCACAACAAATACCTTCAACGGGCAACGCCGGTTTAGATGCAATACAAAAAGCATTGAACAGAGATTATACCGATTTAGCAAAGGTGTTTACAAAACAAGAGAAACAAAAAGGATTAAGATAAGATGGCAATTGAGATAGGAAAAGTAAATAAAACCGATTTAGTTGAAAATGATTATAAAGTATTAGGAATTGGGATTAACCAATCTTCTAATAATAATGGTATATTTTCAGTAAACTACACAACCATATCTCAAGCAAAACAAAATTTACAAAATTTAATATTAACAAGAAAAGGTGAAAGAATAATGCAACCTGAATTTGGGTGTGATATTTATAAAATTTTGTTTGAACCAATTATAACAGATGATGTATTTGAAAATAAAATTAGTAACACAATTACCGAAGCTGTTAATTCTTGGTTACCTTACATAAACATAGATAGAATCAATTATTTTTTTGATGATGAAGAAATAGATAAGCATACGATAAATATTGAACTATTATTTTCATTAAAATCAAACTCAAAAATATCAGATAGCGTACAGATAAATGTTAATAGATAATGGCAATAAAAAATATAAATAAAAATATTAATTATTTAGGAAAGGATTTTTCTTCTTTGAAGGAAAATTTAATTAATTTTACAAAAACATACTTTCCAAATACATATTCGGATTTCAATGAAGCATCTCCGGGTATGGTGTTTATAGAACAGGCAGCTGCAATTGGTGACCTTTTATCTTTTTATCAAGATGTGCAATTGAAAGAATCTATGTTAGCACATGCAACCGAAAGGAAAAATGTAATTGCATTGGCGCAAACTATGGGATATAAACCAAAAGTAACATCACCGGCAACAACTACATTAACAGTTTATCAGTTGGTTCCATCCGTATATAATTCAGCTGGAAATTCTGGAACAAATTATGAGCCGGATTCTAGATTTTATTATAAAATAAAAGCTGGATTACAAGTAATATCAACATCTAATTCAAATGTTATTTTTAGAACAATTGATGATGTTGATTTTGAAAACCCAACTGATAGAGAAATAGATGTATATGAAAGAGATGGTAATGGTATTCCTTCTTTATATTTAATAACAAAAAAAATAAAAGCGATTTCAGGAACAGAAAAAAGCGTAGATGCAATTTTTAATGATTCAACAGAATATCCAACATATACCTTATTTGATACTGATATCGTTGATATAGTATCTGTAATGGATGAGTTGGGAAACCAATACTATGAAGTTCCTTATTTAGCACAAGAAACAATTTTTGTTGAAAAACCAAATAATTCATCTAATGGTGAACTTGGAAGCTTTTCATCAACCGTTCCATATATTTTAGAATTAAAAAAAGTTCCATATAGATTTTCTAAAAAAATAAATTCCGATAACACAATAGATTTGGAGTTTGGAAGTGGTGATGTTTCCGTTGGTGATGAAATTATTTTACCAAACACAAAAAACATTGGATTAGGATTAGCAACTTCTATTAAAAGATTAAATGAAGGCATTGACCCATCTAATTTTTTAAAAACAAATACATTAGGTATAGCGCCTGCAAATAAAACATTAACGATAAAATATATCACAGGTGGAGGTGTAACCGCAAACGTTAATAAAGGTGATTTGACTACAATTAGAAATTTAGAATTTAATGAAGATTTATTATCAATTCCAGATGATTTATTAAATTTATATAATTCTTTAAAATCAAGTATAGCTGTAGAAAATTTAGAACCGGCTATTGGAGGTCGTGGTGCAGAATCAATAGAAGAAATAAGACAAAATGCTATAGCGGCGTTTGGTTCACAAAACAGAGCCGTAACAAAGCAAGATTATACAATTAGAGCATTATCTATGCCAGAAAGATATGGTAGTATTGCAAAAGTATATGTTAGTGCGGATGGTGAAATAGATAACAATTCGCCGGCATCTATTTTAGCAAATCCAAAAAATATTGAGGAGTTTACAAATTTAGTAGATAGTTTAAAAGGTAATTCAAGAGAAAATATTCAAAAAGAATTAGTTAAATATCTTACACAAAAAAGGGGTAATGTTGCAGAAAATAATAATCCATTTGCAATTAATATGTATGTTTTGGGTTATGATTCTGAAAAGAAATTAACAAATATAAATTTAGCATTAAGAGAAAATTTAAAAACATATTTAAATGAATACAGAGTATTAACCGATGGTGTTAATATCATTGATGGGTTTATTGTTAATATTGGTGTTGATTTTGAAATAGCAGTTTATTCTAATTACAATAAAAGAGAAGTTGTTGCAAATTGTTTAACAGAGTTACAAAACCATTTTAATATAGATAATTGGACATTCAACAAACCAATAAACCTATCAGAAATAGAATTAATATTAGCAAATGTTGAAGGTGTAATGAGTGTACCATCTATAAAGATTAAAAATCTATGTGGTGGAGATGGCAATTATTCTCCAAACAAATATAATATAGATGAGGCCACCAAAAATAAAATTATTTACCCATCTTTAGACCCGTGTGTTTTTGAAGTAAAATACCCTAACAAAGATATAAAAGGAAGAGCTATATAATATGCATAAATTTTTTACATCATCATACGATGCCAGTATCTACCTACAACAACCTGACCAAAACGCAGGTAGAGATGAGATATTAGAGGTTGGTAAACTTTATTATGGTTCTACTAAAGATATAGCTAGGGCTTTAATAAAATTTGATACAGGTTCACTTAAAGATACTATTCAAAATGAAGTAACAAGAAGTTGGGCAACATATTTAGTGCTTCGTTCAGCAAACGCATCAGAAATACCATTACAATATTCCATATATGCAAATGCCGTTTCTCAAAGTTGGGGAATGGGTACAGGTACTAAATTTGATAACATCACAACCGATGGTGTTAGTTGGAAGTATAGAGATGGAGTTAATAGTTGGCAAGATAACACAATTGGAGGTACAGCTTACTATGTAACAGGAACAACAGGTTCAGCGAATGCAGAAGGTGGTACTTGGTATATCACAGGTTCTGCTACACAATCATTTAACTACGAACCAGATGATATCCGAATGGATGTTACTAATATAGTTCATCAATGGATTAGTGGTTCTTTACCAAATAATGGGTTTATAGTAAGGCATAGTTTAAATGCTGAAAACGATACATTGGATTACGGTGTACTAAAATTCTTTTCAAAAGAAACAAATACAATATACGAACCTAAATTAGAATTAGTTTGGGATGATACAATATTTCAAACAGGATCATTAACACCAATAACAGGTTCAAATTCATTGGATGCTTTCGAAAATTCAAAAATACTGGTAACGAATTTGCAAAAAGAATATTTTCAAAATACAAAAACAAAGGTAAGAGTTAAAGGTAGGGATTTATATCCACTAAAATCGTTTGTATCTACATTTGAATATGACCAATCAAAATATTTACCAACATCTTCTTATTATCAGATTGAAGATTATAAAACCAATGAAGTAATTATTCCATTTGGTGAAT